GAGAGAACTTTTGCCCAACAATCTGCTCATATTGCATTCTAGGTGCTGTGTACTTGTCAGCTTGAGATTTAGCTTCAGGCGTGACCGGCTTTGATTCTCCAAACAATTCAGCAATTGCAAAAGCAGGAGACATCAATCCAACAGAAAGCGTTGAAAAGAATCTTGACCATCCTCCTCCGCCAAGCGTTTTTGATCCCTCATCAATACGCTTGTTAAGCTCACCCATCAGTCTAGCAGCATAACTTAAAGTAGGAAGAGACGTAACTTGCATCTGCTTTATAAGCAAATCCATCTCATCGTTGAACCGCTCAATCTGCTTGATATCTTCAGCCTTAAATAGATCAATTGGACCCAAGTCTTTGATCGTTCCAGCAGCCATTGCTGCTTTGGTGAGCTTAAGACCAAGAAGATCGGCGGCAGCAGCCATCATCTCAGCGTTGTTCCTGTTGGCATTAAGAATAATACCGATGCGTGAAAGAACTTGCTCACTGCCAAGAGATGCATTGGATAAATCAGTGACACTGATCCCAAGCTTTTCAAACGCTGCAAGCTGAGCTTTATCACCAGAAAGAGCAGCAGTTCTCGCATCGTTGACTCTTCCAATTGCACTAGCAACCGATTCAAATTTAACACCGTAAAGTTGAGCGGCCATCTGAAACTTTTGAACGTCATCCGTTGACATATTCAATTGTTCCGAAAGCTCTCCAACTCTATCTGCTGCTTGAACAATAGAAGTGGCAAATCCAGTCACAGCAGCCACCGACAAAGCACCGGCAAGCTTGCTAGTGACAGCACTCTTAAAGCTATTCCCAAACTTCTCACCAACGCTCTGAGCGCGTTTGACGCCCATTTCAAACGCACTGGCATCAAGCCCAAGCTTAACTAGAAGAGAAAGTACACCCATATCAGTTTGAGTTTTGGCTTTGCCAAATGGCTTCGCTTTGATCGTCCCACAACTGAACCTGACCCATCATCTCTGCGTGAGCTAGAATCAGCCTCTCAGCGTCACCAATGGGCATCTTAATCGCGTCATCCGGTCCAATACCAATATTAAGGCAACCAACCAAGACTCGCTCTGGCCACGGCATCGCTGGACGCTTTGATTTGGCTCCAGCTTCCATCAAGACTTCAGGAGCGGTTGACTGGTCTTTCAGCCACAACTGGAACTTCTCGGATTCCGCAATCAGATTGAGCTTGGCGATCCGTTTTCCCCACAACCACAAGACAAGATCCTTCCAGACGGACTTGATGGATCGAATGGATTCTAGCGGAGACTGTGAGCAAACAACCACAGCCTCCACTAGATCATTGGAAGTAATTTCTCCACCGAGAACGTAAGGAGAACCCAACCGCTGCAATAGAATCGCGTGTCCTACGGTGTAAGGAACGAGACGAACCCCAAGCACCGTTGGTGCTGGAGGTCCGGTCTCTGCGAGTATCTTTGCAAGATCTGCCACAGATTAAGGATTAAGATCAAAAACCGTAGCGTTGCCAAGAAGTGATGGATACTTGGTCAGAGTAACAGTGACCATCACCTTTCCGCTGCTTGTGAACTTAACGCTGCCACCCCCCGAATAAACGTAATCACCATCTATGGAAACCCCTCCAACAGTAACACCGTCGCTGGAAGCAATAGTCGCTGAACCGTTAACAGCAGGGAGACCAGCGGCAAGCTTGGCTTGAGCAAAGCTCGCAGCGGACGGAATAAACGTCACGTTGAGCGAAATACGCTCATTAGCGGACACTTGAGCCACGACCTCACCGGCAGAGTTTTTGATCTGCTCAACATCGGCTTCGTGGGTTGCGTCATAACTCTCAATTGTGGTGATCGCTCCAGTCGTCAGAGCCGTTCCACTAGGAGTCTTTAGTGTTATAGTTCCTTTCGCTCCATAGACTAGAGCGAGTCCTTTTGAGTTTGCCATGTTGTTGGGTTGTTAAATTGCGTTTGCTGCTGCGAAAATTGTCATGGAGCGCGTGAAAGTTCTAGCTCTTTCGCTAGTGTCATTGATGCCAAAGTCAGTTGGAATCGCGAACTGAGCGTTAAAACCTCCAGAGGGGTCTGTATCGTCTGCGTTCAACTCCGAGATGTTGCCGTCAACGTAGAGGTATTGCAGGAGATTCTCGAAGACTTGGACGACAGCAAGCAAGTGAGGCTCTGAGGTATCATCCGCGCTCAATTGCAGAATCGCGGTGACATCAAGTTCGCAAGTCCGGTCCAACGGATGCACCGGAACCGCAGTTGATGCTCGGACGATGATGCGCGGAAAGTCTGGCATCCGGTCTTCAAGATCCGCATCCGCAAACGCACCGTGTCCGTAGCTGGTAAGACAAGCAGGAGTCCCAAGCGGAGACGCAGACCAGTCTTGAGCGGTAAGCCAGTCAACGAGAGCGCGTTCAGTGCGTAGAGCTACAGCGTTCATTTAACAGTTACTCCATGTTTCTCCAGCACTTCTGCGGCCTCTTCCATCTTGGCTCGAATATGGATCTCAAGCTTACGACGACGAAGCGAAAGAGCTTGAGATCCATCTTGGCTCGAATATGGATCTCAAGCTCTTTCGCTTCGTCGTCGTAAGCTTGTTGCATCGCTTTCGCGTAGATCGAATTTACCTTTCCGATCTGGTTGTCAGCCAGACCGATATTCATGCGAACGTGAGAATGCGGTGAGATTCCAGCCTTCGCGTTGTAGGAGTAAGCAGAAGATCCACGGTGTACCGATACGTTTTCGGTTGGTAGTCCGTATTGATTGGCCAGATTCAACAACGCTTGATTGGCTGCGATTGAACGAACACCAGCGGAACCTTTGCGAGCGCGTCGAGTCCCACCAAACTGAGTAAACGACGGAGAGAGCTTTTTGATGCCTTTGACGACGCAAGACTTGAGGTAACCAACTGAGCCAGCAGCGCGACGACGCAAACTTGCTGCTGCCTCCCGCATTCTTTCACCGTAGAGACCTTCCTTACCGGCTTTCTTGTTCTTGGCTTGAGCGATCAAGTGGACCACTCGCAATTCACGCGAGCGACCAACCAATTTGCCGGTCTTCTTGTCTCGACGACGCTCTCCAACTGGACGGTTGAAGTAATCCAAGATCTTGTTTCTCGCTGCTTGCGGTGACTTTGGTGGAAGCAAGCAATACAACCTTAGCAACAGATAGAACGTGCGAGCGTTGATCGCATCAGCCAGAGACCGCTTAGTTCTCGGGAGGTACTCTCTCCAAGCAGCGGAAAAGCGGGTTGTATCGACGACGACGGTGGGAGTCATTTGGTTTTGGCTCCCAAGTCGAGAACGTAATACGCCCCAGAACCATCCCGTCGAGCGGACATAATCCGCAGTTGTCGTCCGTCGTAAGTCACCAGACGGCCAACTACCGGAATCATCTTCCCAAAAGTCAGCAGCAAGCGGTCAGTGTTTTCTTGAAGGATCAAGCTTCCAGACTCTTGCAAGAGCCGGTCAGCGTTAGAGCCGACATCACAAGACCAGACAGAAGCGTCAACGGTTACAAGCGTGGAGTCAGCCAATCGCCAGTCAGCCAGCTTAACCAGAAGACGGACTTGAACGTTGTCTTGGAATCCACCAGCAATGACCGAGTTAGAGTCAGTGATTGCAGCAGGAAGGCAACGGACCAGTTGACCCTGCCAAAGAAACGACGGATTCCCCATCGCTCCCTGAAGGACCGTCATTCCAAGTTGCAGACTGGTAGCGATCAGATTCACGCTTTGAAGTAAACACCAGAAACAAGAATGCGTGAAGTGGCTTGGAGATGGCTTGCAAGACTTGTGGTGTCTCCGTTTTCGTAATGGCTCAACTCGCAGTAGGAAGTCCCTCCGACAACTTTACCAATCACAGAAGTCTTCGCTTGATTCGTCGCATTGTCCAACCAGATGGACACAGCAGCGTCGTAGGTCGCAGCATCAGGAAGACCCAACCGCAGGTTTCCGGTCGCAGAACCACTCACTGAGTTGATGGTCAGATCAACAGTAAATGTCTCAACAAAACCAACAGCCGTTCGTCGAGCAGTGTTGACGGTAAAGTTAAACGTTCTACCACCACCGGAATCAATCAGCGTAGGAACCCACGTTGACGGAGCCAGCATCGGCAGCGCGGCGTAGATCTCCGAGAAGTTGTCGTTGGCCTTCTGCCAAGACGCACGGAGCGTGTCTCCGGTGTTGTCGTTTGCGGTTGATCCAACGTTGATGACTTGTTGCGACATATCAATCCTTCGGCAATGCGTACCAACCCTCTGGCAGCGTTATGCGACCCGTAGAGCGCACAGAAACACCGTCAGCACCTTTGACCCAAACTCTCGCTTTGACGCTCTCAGCAAGCCTCACCGGCTCACCGTGAGGGACGTAAACGACGCGAGTCCCGCAGCCGCAACTACTTACCAGCGCGATCAATGCGATCCAGCAGCTTTTGCTTAAGCTCTTTGTCTGGTTTTGCATCTTCGGCGGTGGGAGGAGTTTTAGCCAGACCAGTCAGCCACTTTAGCAAAGCGGTGATGATCTGCTCGATGATGTTCACTTTGGAGTTTTATCCGCATCCTTTGCGGCAATAAGACCGAAACCAACGGTCACAGCGGCAATGGTAGCAGCAAGATCAATGTTGGTCGCGGGATCGCCGTCAAAGAGAGCCTTCAAAGCTCCACCAACGGCGACCATGATTGCTCCAACACCGGCCAGAGTAGTTTTCCAGTTCATTTTTTGACAGCTTTCCAAAGTCCAATTGCGGCAGCGACAAAAGCCAACACAGCGGCTCCAAGTTGAAACCACTGTGTTAGCTGCGGGATAAACGAAACCGCACCAGCAGCGGCAGCGGTCGCTAGAGAGATCCCAACTCCGCTGCTACTGTTGGTGTCAGTTTGCATTACTCGGATTTAGGTTGAGCAGCTTCAACGATGATGTCCACCAGCGGCAAAGCAACTTTTGCGTTCTGAATACCACCAGCTTTGACTGCAATGTCCACAAGCTGAAGAAGACTGCTGACCTGTTCCTGAGTTAGTTTGATATTGATTTCGCTCATATTAAGCGACGGGAGATTCAACCAACGCAGGAATCTCCGCAACAATTTCTTGAGACTCAACCCACGGCAGCGGCGGA